CTGGCAGCCTGAGTTCACAGATAAAACACTCTCCAGGAAACCCGGGGCGGTTCAAAACGCCCATGATTTTACAGGCTTTTGATACGTTGCTGAGTTCTTCAGCCAGATTGAGCAAACCGGCTTTGTGTTTGATAACGGGATTGGTAGTATGAAGCATGAGAGTTACCTCGTGTTTTGTATAAGGATTCGACACCCATATCAAAACCGGTAACTCTCAACCTTTCAAGGCTCAGTGTCAGATCAAGTCGCGACTAATACACTCAATTCCATCATAAACTTCTCAGTTGTTAGCTTTTGCCGAACTGGAAAGCGCCTGTTTAAACTCACTGAAGCTGAGAGCTTCTTCGCCTTCGGCAAGGCCTTCGAAGTATTCTTCGTAAGCCTTTTTCATGATTGTGTCGAAATCCATATCACTCACCTTAGTTTCTTTCCAACCAGCGACGTGCGCCAGCTTCGGTTTTAAACGATTTGCTTTTGGTATACGTCATGGCGGTGAATGTGCCGTCCTGATTGGGAAACACGCCACATACCAGAGATTCGTTGTTGCCAAGATCGATAGTATCCATGTTGACCTCATTTCCCCTTAACGCCGGGTGGCGGAACGTTTTATCTACTGCGCTTTGTATCAATCAACAACTGCCGTCATGTTCGTATGCCTCAGGCTGGCTACTTAGCCCTGTTCAGTGGCTGGATAACTCGAGGTATTGTCCAGCCGTTCTCTGGTGGGGCGTTGTTTGGATATGCTTATTAAACACAATGCGTTTTCTTATGTAAACACGAAATGTGTTTTGTGGTGAGTGTCATATGATGATGGTACAAAAAAGCCCGCTGATAGCGGGCTGATTGGCATATTACTGTGATAGCAAGATCATTACTCCGGTGGGGGATTATCTTTAAGCCTGCCTCTCAAATATTTTTCTACATACTCATCGATTTCTTTTAGCCGGACTTCAAATAGCTCAATCATTCGTTGTTGTTCTGAGCCAGGTAGCTGGTTAAACAACTCAAGAAGTTTTCGTTGGGATTCATTTAACCACAATTCAGAAGATTCCTGTTCTCCAAATAGGAGCTCAGGAGGAGATATGCCAAGTGCCTTTCCCAATACGACAGCGTCATGCACTCCAACATTTCTGCTGCCCGCCTCATAGTTACCTATACGCGATTGCGTCCATCCGCAGATTTCAGCAAGTTTTCCTTGAGATAAACCAAGCTTCTGCCTGCGCTCTTTAAGACGCATTGCAATTTTGTCATTGAGCCTACTAGCGGCAATTTTTTCGTTTTCTTTTTCCATTGCATCCTTGTATCACGAATCGTGATTTACATAAAACACAAAACAGCTTGACCATATAACACAAGGTGTGTTTAAAATTGTCATCGGAGGTTTTCAATGAACAAAATTTCAACATATCGAAAACAGCTTGGGCTGTCTCAAAGACAACTTGCTGTTCAGTTAGGGTGGATACAAAGCCGACTGGCAAATTACGAAGCAAATTTTCGTACCCCTGGACTAGAGGAGTGCAGAAAAATTGTTTCTACCCTTAATCGGCTTGGCGCTCATTGTGGACTTGACGATGTATTCCCCCCAGACGGTAAGCATAGCGAAAACAGCATAGGAGCGGTTGATTCATGAAAATCAGGCATGAGCACATCGAATCAGTGTTGTTAGCCCTGGCAGCCGAAAAAGGGCAGGCGTGGGTCGCTAACGCAATTACTGAAGAATATCTGCGCCAGGGGGGCGGCGAATTGCCCCTTGTACCAGGCAAGGACTGGAACAATCAGCAGAATATCTATCACCGTTGGTTGAAAGGTGAAACGAAAGCGCAAAGGGAAAAAATTCAGAAACTGATCCCTGCGGTTCTGGCAATTCTTCCGCGCGAGCTGCGTCACCGACTCTGCATCTTCGATACCCTGGAACGCCGTGCATTACTGGCGGCGCAGGAAGCGTTGAGTACGGCAATTGATGCGCATGATGATGCAGTCCAGGCCGTTTACCGGAAAGCACATTTCAGCGGTGGTGGGTCGCCCGGCGATTCTGTCGTAGTGCATTGATTGAAATTAATCGTGCCGGATTGTTTTGTTCGGTATCAGTTAAATGTAACGCTGCGAGCGTTACAAGGTGAAAACAAATGGCTTCAAACTGGATAAAGCTCGAGGTTATTACGCCGGATAAGCCGGAAATATTCAGGCTTGCTGAGATTCTGAATATTGATCCAGATGCCGCATTAGGGAAGGTTATTCGCTTCTGGGCATGGGCGGATCAACAAATGATAGACGGTAATGCAGATTGTAACGCTCGCGGCGTTACAAAAAGTGCAATAGATCGCATCACTTTTATGGCTGGTTTTGCTGATGCGTTAATTCAGGTTGGATGGCTGATCGAAAATGACGGTGGGCTTTCTCTACCTAACTTTGAACGTCATAACGGGAAAAGCTCTAAAAAACGGGCGGTTACAAACGAGCGAGTAACAAAAATACGCGAACTGCAACGAAAAGGTAACGCTGCCAGCGTTACACAAACGGATCAAAAAGCGTTACCAGAGGAAGAGGAAGATATAAATACTGATCTCCCCCTAAATCCCCCTCGCCAAAAACGAGCGTCTAAAAAATTCGAGCCGGAGGCTATCGAGCTGCCTGACTGGTTGCCGGAAACACTCTGGCATGAGTGGTTTCAGTTCAGGCAGGCATTGCGAAAACCGATTCGAACGGAGCAGGGCGCTAACGGGGCGATACGGGAACTGGAAAAATTCCGTCAGCAGGGTTTTACACCTGAGCAGGTGATTCGACACAGCATCGCCAATGAATACCAGGGCCTGTTCGCGCCGAAAGGTGTTCGGCCTGAGACGTTGCTCCGACAGGTTAACACCGTCTCGTTGCCGGACAGTGCGATCCCGCCAGGCTTCAGGGGGTAACGGACCATGAAAAATATTGCGACAGGCGGTGTTCTTGAACGTATCCGTAAGCTGGCTCCGCAGCATGTAACCGCGCCGTACCGGACAGTGGACGAGTGGCGAGAGTGGCAGCTTGCAGAAGGGCGAAAACGTAGCGAGGAGATCAACCGCCTGAATCGTCAGTTGCGGGTGGAAAAAATTCTGAATCGCTCAGGCATCCAGCCGTTGCATCGTAAATGCTCGTTTGCAAATTACCAGGTGCAGAACGACGGCCAGCGATACGCGTTAAGCCAGGCGAAATCCATCGCCGATGAACTGATGACCGGGGGTACAAATTTTGCGTTCAGCGGAAAACCTGGTACCGGGAAGAACCACTTAGCGGCAGCTATCGGAAATCGCCTGCTGAAAGATGGCCAGACAGTGATTGTGGTTACTGTGGCTGATGTTATGAGTGCCCTGCATGCCAGCTATGACGACGGACAGTCAGGCGAAAAATTTTTGCGGGAACTGTGCGAAGTGGATCTGCTGGTTCTTGATGAGATTGGCATTCAGCGCGAGACGAAAAACGAGCAGGTGGTACTGCACCAGATTATTGATCGACGGACAGCGTCGATGCGTAGCGTGGGAATGCTGACAAATCTGAACTATGAGGCCATGAAAACATTGCTCGGTGAGCGGATTATGGATCGCATGACCATGAACGGCGGACGCTGGGTGAATTTTAACTGGGAGAGCTGGCGTCCGAATGTCGTCCAGCCAGGAATTGCGAAGTAATTTTTACCGGGAGAAAAATTTAATGGAGACTGTTTTTGACGCACTGAAAGCAATGGGAAAAGCCACATCCATAGAACTTGCTGCGCGACTTGATATCAGTCGTGAAGAGGTACTGAACGAGCTGTGGGAACTGAAAAAAGCTGGTTTTGTTGATAAAACCGCGTACACCTGGCGCGTGGCTGAAAACAACGTTCAGCAGGAACAGTCAGCGCAGGCAGAACTGCCGGAAGAAACCACCACAGCAACAGTAGCGAAAATCTCAGAGTGCGATTTAACCGCAACGATTGAACAACGCGGACCACAAACGGCTGATGAGCTGGCTACATTGTTTGATACCACATCACGCAAAGTGTCTTCAACGCTGGCAATGGCAATCAGCAAAGGTCGTCTGATTCGCGTAAATCAGGGCGGTAAATTTCGTTACTGCATACCGGGCGATAATTTACCAGCAGAGCCGAAAGCAGCATCGGTAGCGGAAACTGATGGTAAAGCCTTTCCTCAGCCTGCATGTGTTGCGTTACCAGTACAGGAAGCTGCAACACAGGAAGATATTAAAACAGAAACGATGGCGGACATTGTGCAGTCGCTGCCATCGTTTACTGCAACGCGATCTGATGATTTGATTTTGCCATCGCTGCATTTGGCAAACCGCGAACTGCGTCGGGCGAAAAATCATGTCCAGAAGTGGGAGCGTGTCTGCGCCGCGCTGCGTGAGTTGAACAAGCACAGGGATATTGTACGACAGATTACTGATTCTTCCCGCCATGTTGCATCGGAAAAGTGATTGCCGGAGGCGCTTATGGCAAAAGTATTTACACAAGAAGAGCGGGAAGAAGTGAAGGCGCGCATTGTGGAATTCGTGCGCCTGAGCGGACGAGAAACTTTTCGACAACTGGCAGATAAAACGGGTGTCAGTAAGACCGCTATTCGTCGTTTATCTGGTGCGCTTGCGGCCAGTGGTGATGTCTGGCTCTCTGGTTGCGGGGTATTTCCATCAGAGCAGGCGTATCGCGTATGGCGTAAGACACCGGAGAAGGCTGCTGACCCGACACTGATTCGAAAGTTACCTGACGGAGAAATACGTCGTTACAACAGACGGCAGAACATAATTTGTCGTGAGTGCCGCCAGAGCGAAGTTATGCAGCGTGTGCTGGCGTTCTATCGGGGAAACTTTCAGGAGGTGATGTTGTGAGTGAGTCGGCTACCATTCTCGACATGTGCTGTGGCAGTCGCATGTTCTGGTTTGATAAGAATGACGAACGGGCGATATTTAGCGATATCAGAAAAGAAGAGCACACATTGTGTGATGGACGACGCCTGATTATCAGTCCTGACCTGATAGCAGATTTTCGAGCATTACCATTTGCAGACGCATCGTTTCCGGTTGTTGTATTCGACCCTCCGCATCTTGAGCGTGTTGGTGATAACGCCTGGATGGGAAAGAAATATGGACGGCTGAATAAAGATACCTGGCGAGATGATTTGCGGCAGGGATTTAAAGAAGCCTTTCGTGTGTTGTGCCCACGCGGCGTTCTGATTTTTAAATGGAATGAAACGCAAATACCTGTTCGCCAGATATTGGTACTGACCGACAGAAAACCTGTTATCGGTCAACGAACAGGAAAAAACGATAAAACCCACTGGATTATTTTTATGAAATAGGCATCCAGTGAGTAGGTTCGTAAGGTTACAGATGCGTATATCTGAATAATTAAATTCAGTTCTGTAAATAAAATTTAATCCTTAACCGGAGGGATTCCTGCACCCTCAGAACATCAGGAGACCGCCCGAAAGGGCGGTAATGAAAAATGGCTGAATGAACCAAATGGCTACAAAACACGATTACCGGAATTGAAACGGTAGTAGACGATAAATCGTTTGTATGTGATGAAATAGTATTCAAAATCGATGTGGTTAAAAACGTACTTACCGCATTTAAAGTCGCGCTGGTATCGCTGGAAGCCGAACCGGTGACATGGCGATATCGCTACGTGAGAAAAGGCGTTACGAACTTTCAGGAGAAGCCGTGGGTTGGTGACTGGAAATATGTACCGACAAAAGAGGATTGCAACGACAGGCCGAACTATGAAATTCAGGCGTTATTCACGGCCCAGCCTGTGCCACTGACACCCGAAGGATTGATTAAAGCGGTGCGCTTCTATGAACAGGTTAAGAGTGAAAATCCGCCAGTCGAAACCGGAGCATGGAAAGACGCTGTTGACTGGGTGCTCAAAGAGGCTTGTCAGGCTGTAAACATTGGCATCAAAGGAGAGTGAGATGAACGGACAAATCTCAATTGTTCGACCGGGAGCATGTGACGATTGCGAGATACGAATGATTATTCGTCTGGCGATGGGGAAAACAATAACTGCTCTCATTACTCCAGAAAATCTCGCATTAGCATTAACAGGAAAGTCAGACCTGCCAGTAGAGCTAAAGCTGCGAAATGTTGAGATTAAGGTGAAATAGCTATGACCACTATTACCAAAGAGCGACTGCTGACAATCAAGCAGTGGCGCGAAACATACGGACCTGGTAGCAACGTTGTACTGCCAGCAGAAGAAGCGGAAGAACTGGCACGGATTGCACTGGCATCATTGGAAGCAGATCCAGTTAAACGAGTTAACTCAGATCAGATGCACCGAGTCTGCTTAGAAGCTAATCGCTATTTAGATAAATATGACGCGATGGCGAAAGAGGTAAATAAGTTGCTTGGACGCATCGCCCCGCCAGCGCCAGTATTTAACGGCGAATACGGTGACGCATATCAGGGCGCTCGTGAAGACCTGTCCATCTGGAAACGGCGAGCGCTTGAAGCTGATGAGCACGTTCGGCGACTGGAGCAAATCAATGACCACATGGTGAAAGAGGCGCAGGGAGAATCACGCATGGGCGAGCCTGTAATACGTGAGCCAGCACCGGTAGTGCCTGAAGAAGCAACTCCGGAAAACGTAGAAATGCTCTCTGGCTATGTTTCAACGTACAAATTAACCGATAGCGAGCGCGATATTGCTGCCGAAATATGGAACGCCTGCCGCGCCGCCATGCTTCAGTCAGGAAACTTTCGGGAAAACAAGAATTCGTCAACCAATAATTTTCGGGAAATCGAGGAAACGTCAACCAACTATCCGGCAATTCCTAGTGAGGTGTTGTCCGCAATCCTGAAGGTTGCCAGGATTCGTGCCGATTTCGATGATTTTGACGGTGACAGGCGAGGTATCGGTGATTGTCTGGATGAGGCTGAGCAAGAGCTTATCGTTACCATTAACAAATATGCCAGTCAGTTGGCAGCAGAACCGATAGCGACTAATGACGTTCGAGAGCAGCAGACAGCCGTTCCGCCAGTTCCGGAAATACAGGCTGATGTCGCGCAAGCAATTGAAAATCTCAAGCAGAAGCTAGTGGAATGTAATCGCTATAACTACTGCGCAGATGCAGTTAAAGGCGTAGAGGATGCCTGCCGTGCTGTTAGCTATAGCCAAGCCGACAATCAACCAGCATCTGGCAACCAGGCTGCCGAATCCAATCGCGGTAATGAGTGGACCGGCAATCCTGATATTGATAACGCCATCATCATGCTCGACCGCATAGATACGCTGGAAAATTGCGATGATGACCGTATTGAGGCTGTTAAGGCTGTTTTGCGTAGACTGGCTGGCAACTATCCGGTAACTCCGGATGGTTGGATAAGCTGTAGTGAGCGAATGCCGAATACCAAAACAGCCGTTCTTGTTGCCGTGGAGTTTGACAGGAAAGGTGACTGGCGAATGAAATGGGCTACTTACATCCCGGGGCATCCTGACGCTAATGATGGGTGGATAATTCCTGGTGCGTCGTGGAAACCGTCACACTGGATGCCGCTACCAGAACCGCCGCAGGAGGTGCGCCAATGATCTGGCCTGAAGCCTTTGCAATTACAGGCGTTGCTATAGCTATTGATTTTTTAGTATATGTTATTTGTCGGTGGGGGTAAAAACGTTCGCCGGGATTCACACCAAAGGAGGGAATATGTCGGATGATATTTCACTGGCAATGGAAGGTGCGCTGGCTGTTATTGCTGTTGTGGGCGTTTACTGCCTGGTTGTGTTTTTGATGGATCGACTAGGGAACTGAATTCATTACGATATGGGAATTCCCATATCGGGTAAAAACGGTTTGCGGTAAAGCGAGAGTTAAGTAGAATTGCTGCGGGTGCTTGAGGCTATCTGCCTCGGGCATGCCACCGTAAGGCAGACAGAGAAAAGCCCCAGTTAACATTACGCGTCCGGCAAGACGCTTAACATTAATCTGAGGCCATATCTATGCTCTACACACGTAGGTTAGCCTCTTACGTGCCGAAAGGCAAGGAGAAGCAGGCTATGAAGCAGCAAAAGGCGATGTTAATCGCCCTGATCGTCATCTGTTTAACCGTCATAGTGACGGCACTGGTAACGAGGAAAGACCTCTGCGAGGTACGAATCCGAACCGGTCAGACGGAGGTCGCTGTCTTCGTAGACTACGAATCTGAGAAGTAAGAGACCAGGCGGGGGAGTAATCTCCCGCCACCTCTGATGTGTCAGGCATCCTCAACGCACCCGCACTAAACCCGCTTCGGCGGGTTTTTTGTTGCGTGCTGAATGCGCAGGGTGAAAAATAACCATATATTTGATTATATACACAACAAAAAATAAAAGTCATTGTACCTGCACATTAAATAATCAAATATACAGCGTGAAATAAATATTTTTCAGATTAATATTTTTGTCTCTATGTGGATATAACCGTTTGTACTTATAAACTCGGAGGCATCGTGGAAAAAATAAAGAAACTATTTAGTTGCAAATACGCAGTCATACGTCGTGATGACCTGTCAGTTATAGTCGAAATGGATTACTTCCCTGAAACCCCAAAATCAATGATGTATCGTAATGGTCGAAAGGCAATTTTTTTACCGATGAGGGTAAGTGACATTATGGGAAATGATAAACTGCTGGATGAATTGCGAGTCAGAGCATCCTGTTAGTATTGGCATTAATTCTGGTATACTACATAACGGGCTGAACACCCATTCTACTGCGCCAGCGGAGAACTACGATGGCGCATATACAACTGGTCAAACAAACCTCTTCCGGATTACTTCTCCCGGCGACACCGGAGAGTTGCGATTTTTTGCATCAAATCAAAATAGGCGAGTGGATACACGCAGACTTTAAGCGTGTGCGTAACTACGCATTCCACAAGCGTTTTTTCAAACTCCTGCAACTGGGATTCGATTACTGGACTCCGGTCGGTGGGGCGATCACGCCTCGCGAACGAGAACTGCTGTCTGGTTTCGTTGATTACCTGTGCGAATCAGTTGGTCGGGAACACACGCCAGCCCTGAGTGATGCCGCAGAGCAATATCTGAATACAGTTGCGACACGCAGAACCCGGGATACGGCATTGTTAAAGTCGTTTGAGGCTTTTCGCGAGTGGGTAACCATTCAGGCTGGATTTTACACCGAACATTTTTATCCGGACGGTAGCCATGGGCGTCGGGCGAAATCCATCGCTTTTGCGAATATGGACGAAACCGAGTTTCAGCAGGTTTATAAATCTGTTCTGAATGTGCTGTGGAACTGGATTCTGTTCCGTAAATTTTCCTCTCCGGAACAAGTCGAAAATGTGGCCGCGCAGCTGCTGGAGTTTGCGTAATGGTGGATTTACGTAAAGCGGCGCGGGGGCAGATGTGCACCGTCAGAATTCCTGGCTACTGCAATCACGATCCGGAAACGTCTGTGCTGGCGCATTACCGACTGGCGGGAACGTGCGGAACAGCGATAAAGCCACACGATATGCAGGCAGCGATTGCCTGTAGCTCGTGCCACGATTTAATCGACGGGCGGGTAAAAACCGGCGATTACACCAAAGAAGAATTACGCCTGATGCATGCAGAAGGTGTTTTTCGCACACAAGAAATCTGGAGAAAGGAGGGATATTTATGATTTACCCAACGAATACAGGAAAAAGCGGAGAACACCTTCGTCTCACCACGCTGGAAAGTGTCTGGATTCAGGGAAAACTACGTATGTGGGGGCGCTGGTCGTATATTGGCGGCGGTAAGACGGGAAATATGTTTAACCAGTTGCTGACCTCTAAAAAGCTAACAAAAACGGCAATTAATGAGGCGCTCCGGAGGATGAAAAAAGCAGGTCTGGACAAACCTGAACTTGAGGCTTTTTTGCGGGATATGATCAACGGCAAGCAAAAAAGCTGGCTGGTGCATTGTACTGATGCAGAGGCGTTATGCATTGATCGGGTGATTAGTGAAGTGCTGGCAGAACACCCAGGATTGATTTGTATCCTCCGGCAAAGATATGAAGGGCGGGGGATGAGTAAGCGCAAAATGGCTGAATTGCTAAATGATGCACACCCTGAGTGGTGTTTTCGGACGTGCTGCAGTCGGGTAGATGTATGGCTAAATCTTGCTGAATATATGCTCTATCTGCCGATGCGTGATGCATTCTCTTCCGGGTATTTAAAAACTGTCTGTTGACTCAATCTGTTATCCGGGGCTATATTCCTCACGCGCCAGCAAAATCTGGCGTCGGGATTAGGAACCCCGGATAGAGACCGCGACAGACACACGCCGCGAGCGTGTTTTTTATTGTCGTATGCACGCGCACATCTGAATTATGGTGGGGCGTATGGGGGAGCTGAAAAGCTCGCCGGTTGGTTTCCCGGTAGTTCCTAACCCTGTACGTCTCACCACCCGATGATTAGGAACCTGACGGTGGTGATGGTTTAGAAACCACCAGAGGGCGTCATTATGACAACTCAAATTTCTGTTGAAACTCTCTCCCCGATCACCCATAACCAGATTCCTGTTATTACCACCGAACTTTTGGCGCAGTTGTACGGTGCTGGAGTTAAGAACATTCAAAATAACTACGCCAGAAATGCTGAGCGCTTTATTGAAGGAAAGCATTTTTTCAAAGTGGCTGGCGATGCCCTGAAAAATTTGCGGGTAGCTTTAAACTACTCACAAAATTTGCAACCATCTTTAAGAGGGTTACAAATTTCCCCGAAAGCCCGCTCCCTCATCCTCTGGACAGAACGCGGAGCAGCCCGTCATGCCAAAATGCTGGAAACCGATCAGGCGTGGGATGTGTTCGAAAAGCTGGAAGACTGCTATTTCAGACAAAAGGATCCGTCAGCGCCAGTTTCATGCCAGAAAAGTTACGACACGCGAGTTCTCTGTTATCAGAGAGGCGGTGTCACTGTTTCCACAATTCAGTTACGGGATGATGATATTGTTATTTCCCTTGAGTCATGGCTGGAACTGGCGAGAGCCAATGGTTGGTTTGTTGTTCGCAGAGATAAACTGGTGGAAAGGTTGATGCAGCTTTAAAAAAGTTCTTGCATTTTTGCACATAAACTGCTTCAATTCCTGTATGCTTCGCAAAGCTGTATCGCGAGGCGAAACGCAAGTTTTTTTCGCACAAGGAAGCCACCGGAAGGTGGTTTTTTTGTGTCCGTAATATACAGCAGCGCAATAAATTCGCTGGTGGTTATTAATACCGTTCTTTCAGCTTGCTGGCTTTTTCGACAAGAGTTATTGGTATGTCACGTTAACCGGAAAGGGTAAAAAGACATGCTGAAACAGCAGGATATGACAGAAACCGCCAGAGTTGTGTTTGATGAATTAAGCGTTACCGAACCGGCGACAGTCGGGGAGATTGCGCAGAATACTTACCTTTCACGCGAACGCTGCCAGTTAATACTGACCCAGCTGGTTATGGCGGGTCTGGCAGACTATCAGTGCGGTTGTTACAGACGCATTCAGTCCTGAAGGCTTTTTATTTGTGGTAAATGGGCGGCTGGTGGGGGGGGCGGCACCTGTCAGTCCTTTGCTTATGTGTTGATGATAATTTACCTTTTGGGGCTATAATTGAGCTAACCAATTGCTAATGAAAGTAAAATTATAATGGCTGTTGTCTGTTCAGTTATCATGGTTTGCTCCCCAATTAATATTTTTCTTGAAAAGGATACGTTGTCACTTAAGCCAGGCTCAGTCGTTCTGGCCACCAAATGCATCAGGGAGCTTTTCCTTATGCATTATGGCAAAGTTAAAATTGTCGATATAAGCGAATCCGTCGTAAGTCAATATCTGGAAAGTCAGCATAAGCTGACGAGGACTCGTCTGACTGACATTCCGCTTTACCTGTTGCTGGAACCCAACAATCCTGCGTTGGCTGCGGCTTTAATTACCAGCCAGGGATTTTCCGGAGAGGTCACGGATATGTTTCTTATGATGGCCTGCCTGTCTCTGTTTGAAACAGATGAACGGATGTCATTGTTTTTAAGTGGATGTTTATCCAGCATAAGTGCCAAAGTCAGGGCGATAATTCAGACAGATATATCAGCAAGCTGGACGCTTGGTGCGATTGCTCTACAGTTGCATATGAGTGAGAGTTTGTTAAAGACAAAACTGAAAAATGAAGGGGGCATGTTCAGTCGCTTGTTGCTGGAAGAGCGGATGCGTGTTGCTGTAAATATGTTATGTTCCCGGCATGGATATGGACAGGCTGTAGCAGAAAAATGCGGTTATTCAAGCAGGTCCTACTTTATTTCTGTATTTCACCGCTATTATGGCTTCCCGCCAGACAGATATGTATCCAGGCAAGGGCTTGATTATTGATTTTCATCTGATTATTATTTTTTGGCTCGGCCCTTTAGCTCAGTGGTGAGAGCGAGCGACTCATAATCGCCAGGTCGCTGGTTCAAATCCAGCAAGGGCCACCAACCGCCACTAGCTCATCAGGAAAGAGCGTCAACCCTTTAAGTTGAGTGTGCGAGGTTCGAGTCCCCGGTGGCGGTCCAGTGCCGACTTAGCTCAGTAGGTAGAGCAACTGACTTGTAATCAGTAGGTCACCAGTTCGATTCCGGTAGTCGGCACCATATGCGGGCATCGTATAATGGCTATTACCTCAGCCTTCCAAGCTGATGATGCGGGTTCGATTCCCGCTGCCCGCTCCAGTTAGAGTCTTTCAGTCTGCGATGATGGGAAATCCCGGAGTGACTGAAAGACGTTTAGGTTATGAATGATCGCTTTTTTTTGCAAAATTGCTGTGCAGAAATACTAACCTTCGGGCAGGCGATCATTCATAAGCACTCTGCTTTTATTCCGATTAACTGTGGGTGGTTTGTTGGATAGAGTGCTTTCCTGACTGTAGATCCAATTTCGCCCGCTTTTGCGGGCTTTTCTTTTCAAATCCCTTTCATCTCTCAGTGTAAAACTACGCCATCCGTTATTTGCGGAGGTGAGGCTATGAAATCCATGGACAAAATTTCAACGGGCATTGCCTACGGCACCTCCGCAGGCAGTGCTGGCTACTGGTTTTTACAGTGGCTTGATCAAGTCAGTCCGTCACAGTGGGCTGCGATTGGTGTACTGGGGAGTCTGATTCTGGGCTTCCTGACTTATCTGACAAATCTGTACTTCAAAATCAGAGAAGACAAGCGTAAGGCTGCACGGGGAGAGTAATTCAATGACTCAAAACTATGAAGTGATTGTGAAAGGGATCCGCAATTTTGAGAATAAAGTTACGGTAACTTTAGCGTTACGGGACAAAAAACGCTTTGACGGTGAAATTTTTGACCTGGACATCTCGCTGGACCGTGTTGAAGGTGCCGCGCTGGAGTTTTATGAGGCAGCAGCCAGAAGGAGCATCAGACTGAACCGCCCCGGGTTTCCTGGAGAGTGTTTTATCTGTGAACTCAGGCTGCCA